ATCTGGTTTCTCCTTTTTTTACGTGAGCACCATAATCTCCGAAACCAACTGTAAAGAACTTTTCTTCTTCTATTTTTCCAGTTTCTGGATTTTTCTTTTTAAGTTTTTTTGCTACTGGAATAAATCCTTCGTCATCTTCCAGCGTTTTCATATATTGATCCACTGAGTAGGGGTCAACCTTTTCTGTCCCTAAGAAAGCCTCCATAGGAACTTGCTGGTATCCGACTTGAGGTAGCGAGCCAATCCCAGTAGCCCCTAGGAACATTTCTTCTAAGCTGTCCATCTTATAATCCTTGTGTTTGAATATCTCCCATCTGAGCTGGCTCTGTACCCACTCTTCCGATTTGAGCATTTTGTTGTTGCTGCATTTGGAAGGTGTACTGCCCGAGGTACTTCTCGAGGCGTGCTCGGAAGGCTTCATCAGACTGAAGGCGAGCAGTAACATCTGGCTGAGAAGAATACTGCTGAATAACTTGTATCGCAATTTGGGCACCATTAGGTCGCGCCGGCATCTCGATACCGGAATATATCTTAGCAAGGTCATCGGTTACTTGTTTTACAACTTGTTCAAAAGCCGCTTCCGTAGGTTGTAGAATACGATCAGCGAGTACCGGGTCAATACTATTAGCAGCTGCATCGAGAAGAGAATCGATATTAATCCGACCGCTTCTATCCAACTGCGTAAGTTGGACCAACTGCTGGAGTTTCTGTTCTTGAGTCTCTGGATCCGAATTGAGGACATCATATGATATGATTACATCATAACTCTCATCGGGGTTGCCTTTATTGAAAGTTATGGGGTCCGGCGATCCGGTAACTCTAAAGAATACTGAGTCCGGTCCGAACCGTTGGAAACAACGGTAACACATCTGTAAAACCTCTGCGGAGTGCTGTAAGAACTTGTCTACTAGAAATTGTTTACGGATAGCAGAGATCTGACTTGTTTCATCAAGTCCACATAGTCTGTCCGCTTGAGCCTCCATTGTTTGTTCGATTTCAATGGAACCAGTTGGTGCTGGAGGAGTTGGAGCAAAGTCCAAGTCTCCCTTCCGGCGGTAAGGTATCATCCTTCCGGGACCCCAATCTGTTGGAGCTTGACCAACGGGGTGCAGAATCGGAGGTAGAGTCGCTAGACTGTTTCTATCAATACGTGAGTCCCGCTCTACTTTTACTTGATTCTGAATACCGCGAAGGATGTCTGGAATAGTTTGAGTATCATAGAGCCTCTTACTATCTTCAGAAAGTTTAGTAACTACTACTGGATAGTCCTCGTAACCGTTGAGTAATTCGAACTTAGCAAAGCCACCATCATATTGCCTATGGAAAACCGTGCAGTAAATGCCTTCTGATCCATCTTCGGGGTCAATGAGGCGTTGGTAGCCGTAAATGATTTCAATCAGTTCTTCCGCTTCGTAAGCGTTGTCAGTAAGTGTTGTACTGCGGCGACCTTCTTGTTCGCGCTCGATGCTGTCGATACTGACCCCTCGGTACTTGTCGATCATCTCTTCTACGAAGTCCTCGTCCCATCCGTCTGTGACTACTTTGTTCTCAAGCTCTTGAGCTGTGTAGTAAGTACGCCAGAAGCAGTACGGTGCGCGCTGAGGATCAGTAACGTAAGGAGGAAAGAAGAAGTCCCCATCGGGGGCAAGTGTCTTTACTTCCGGTGCATCAATCTGGCGGCGAACGATTGGTAGTTCAGCTGCTCCAGTCTTGCGCAAGTCCTTGAGTGCTTTCTTAGCACGCTTAGGAGTTACCCCGGGGAAAGTAGCTTGAAGCAGAGCTACTAGCTCTTCGTCATTCTTTCCTTCTTCAATGAGGGCTACGACCTCTGGAGCTATCTGAGCAATTTGATTAAGGTCTAATCTCTGTAAGAATCTGCGGTCCTCGCGATGCCATCCGACATAAGTCATCAAGATACCGCGCTCGAGCAAATAGTTTGCTCCGAGTTCCATCTCTCTCTTGAACCGAGGAATGTACCCACTGGATACCATCCACTTCAAGAAGCTGGATACAACTTTACTTCTGGGTACATCTGTGCTTTCAACCGGAAACGCTCTTACGTTAGCACGATTAAGAGAAGACATAAACAGAGATACAAGACGAGTAATTCTTTCATCGATAGTGTGCGCCTCCATATCAGCAGCTCCTTCCCAAGGGAATGCATCCGCACCGTGTTTACGGTGGTCGCGAGATTTGCCCGCCCACCAGTTCCGTCTGTCATCGTAACTTGTACGGCAGAGATCGAAGTACGCTTCTAGTTCAACAACCGTTTGGTCGTAAGCGTATCGGAGGGTTTTAATATCGGGCTCTTTCCCTACGTAAGTAAGGGCTTCTGAAATTGAGTCACTTTGCATAGTTTATTTAATATAATACCACAGCTATCAACTCCTTTGAGGAGTCTTTACCCAGTGGTACTTTGGTTCTACTCCGCTGTTATCCGCTTCTACGTAAACTACTTTACCTCTAGTAAATTTACCCTTGAACTTCAGTGGTATCTTGACTGGAACTTTCTTAGAAAGCTCCTTGATGTAAACAATTATGTAAATCGGATTCGGAGCTGCCCCAAGTACTGGTCCGCGGTAAAGCACCGGCATCGCTATGAACTCATCGAGCACCCGCTGCCCATCTTCGTTGATCCAAGTGTTCTTACCTCTTCCGGTAACCATTTCTTCCTCTAGCTCCTTGAAGGCTAGATCAAGGGCTTCCTCGAATGGAATCCCGTACTCTTCAGATATTTCTGTCAGTTTCTTTTTAGGCATCAGTAGCCTCCTTTCGTATAAGTTATAGTTTGGTAATCTCTAGCATCTATGTGGTCTGGTCCTTCGCCGGCGTTAGCCATCCGTAAGTATCGGATGACATCAAAGAAGTCCTTGAGGGGTTCGTCCGCTTTTCCGTTAGAGTTGTAGTTAATTAAAGAATCTATTAAGTTCCCGCAGTCTTTGTGGATGTAACACATCGGTTGGTTCGCGGCATCGATCTCAGCGTTGGGATTGTAACTGAACCACTCGTCCAGTGCAGTAATTCCCATATCCTCCGTTCGCCCGTCACTGGGGACGAAGTTCATACCGTAATCATAAAAGGCTGTAAAGAGATCATCATTGTTCTCGTTCTCTCTAGCGAAGTACCTAGAGTCCCCGATGCGCTCAATGACTTCTATTCCTAAATCGTCTTCTATCTCCTTAAAGAGCTCTACGTAGCCCTCTACGTTGTACCCCACCTTTTTGGCTGCTGGTCCGTACCGCCACTTTGGATCTCCAAAAATTGCCCACTCACCATATGTATCACGGTCGGGGAACTCTTTTCGAATATAGACAGTACCATCTCGATCAACTCCCGCCCAGATTGCAACATAGTTTCTCGCTCCGGCTGGGTCGACCACTTGATAACAGCTGTAGTTGGACTTATTAGTGAGATCTGGAAATTGTCTTCCGTATTTATTGGGTACTTCGGATAATACATTTACTTCAGTGTTAAACAGTGGTAATAGGCTCGTCATTGATTTCACCGGCATCCCGTAAGCACGAACCATTATTTCTTCCTCGGGGCGACCTCTGAGATCCTTCGCGATTCTTTCGTATCCGCCGAAGGGGTTCTCATCTGAATGTAAGTACACAACCCCAGCATCTCTGTCGGCGCTGTACTGCTCGATCGGCAGATGCTTGTTCTTCAGCAACTCCGCCTCTCGTGTCTGTAAAGTCTCTGCTCCCTTGAGGTACTCGGATATAAACGGCGTGTATCCATCAATTGGAGTAAATCCAATAACTAGCTTAGAGTTCCTAGTCGCTAGTCGGAATCTAAGGGTGTTCACCAGCGCAGCATCGCCTAGGTATTCGTCCAACCACGCGCCGATGTTCAACCCATCGGGTTTCTTGAAACCGAACTCAAAACCTTCTAAGATGGTCTGATTGTTGCTGAACTGCGTATAAGTCTTGAAGTCCACCCGTGTCCTAGTGTCCGGGAAGATGAACGAACTGCCCGTGAACCCGTTCTGCATACTGAAGTTAATATACCCTTCGGTGCTCTTAGTCTTCCGCCGGAACTCTTTCGGCATCATCTCCCACACCGCCGCTTGCTGTACCTTCACCGAAGTGTCCGCATTTTGGCTGAAGCACACGATGTGCCCATCGTTGTTCTCCATTACTGCTTGCATTACCATCTTCGCGCACCCAGTGGTTTTACCACTTCTGTTACCCCCGAGTACTAAGCACTCGTTGTACTTATTGAGACTTGCTCTCATTCTTTCCCATCCGGCTAGGTCAAAGCCGTACCGTACCGGATCTTCCTCCGCCGCTTGAATACGCCCCTCGTGGGCTTGGTAAAGCTGTTCCAACAACTTGGGATCATTCTCCGCTAGGAGTACAATCTCTTCGTCAGTCGGGGGCGCTAAGAACGGGTGCTTACTGAAAGTCAGTTCCATCTTCGTCCTCTTCTAGTTCCGCTTCTTCAGAATCCCAGATGATGTCCAAAGCATTTAAGCCACC